TAAATACATGGCTGATAGTTCCTCTTTAACTGTTAGAGCCGATGGATATTGCAAGTATCGCGATCGGCAACTTTATTTATTAGGAGAATAGCATTCAGATACTTACATTAGAAGACAAAGTTTTTTACCTCAATGACCTTCCTGAGGAAATTGATGATGATTTAAGATTCGCAGTATTTGACAATAGTGATAGCAGTAATCCTGATTACTTTTTTATTCCACTAATATTTTTAGAAAGTTTTACAGGTCCTGCTGTAGTACTAAAAATAGGCGAACATGAATTAACCATGCCGTTGGATTGGTGTACCATTGTTGGAGATCCAGAAGGTCCTGCTATGGAAGTGCTACCGTTAACAAGTTTAAATGATAGAGGGTTTAAAACATTCACATTTAATCCATTAAGTAGTTTTAGACCAGAGTTTTTAGAAATAGATATCATTGATGTTTATCAAGATGTCAAGTGGTACTTTCCAAAAATGCGTCCAGGTCAATTATTATGTACACCGTTACATACAGGCGAGAATCCAACGTGTGCTTACTTTGTAAAAGAGGTCAGCAGACAAAGTGAATTAGTTGATTATACAAAGTGTTGGTAAAATATCTACAAATAAGTACATCTACGAAAGCCCAGATGGTGGAAAAACTGTGACTAAAAGACCGTTTGGAGTAATAGCACAAGACATATCTAGCCTGCCCGGATTTAGTGCTGAAGATTTTGATAGTCGCACACCAGACGGTCGGCCGTTACATGAACATTTAAAAGAAGCGGACTTATGGAGTAAAATACGTCGAGCCGCTGAAACAAATCCTGCTTTACACGAAGCATTAGAACGTGCTAAAGTAATATATCACCTTAGTAAGGAATAATATGAGTACCGAAGACGATAAAATTAAAAACTCTACACGCAGGCATAAGGATACTAATGCCATAAACAAGCAGGTAAAAATTGCTAAGTCTAACAATCATTTTGATCAACAAAATATCAAAGAACCGCATAGATTGGTTAAACACCACGCAATGGATTGTGGTAATCCTGAATGTTATATGTGCGGTAATCCACGTAAGACACACAAAGATAAACTTACTACACAAGAAAAAAGATTGTTTCAAGATGTGGAAAAAACTACAGATCGCCACAGTAATGGATTGCCAAACAAGGACGAATAATGGGACTTGATATTAAACGAGAACTAAGAGCAGTAGATCAAAAAGATTATAACTTTTATTACAATCTCTCCGACGAAGAAAAGAAAGCATTTAGTCCGTATATATTAATGCGTTATACCAGCAACGCACAAATCAATGAGAGAGACATACAAGAATGGTATGTTGAAATGACTAACGAACTGGTCAACAAGAATCATTGGCAACTAAGCAAGAACCATAAAGGTCTATTATGGAAATTATTTGCCGCATCCGGAACTGGTATAAATGTATACCACCCGTATCTTGCCGCTGGTAAAAAAGAAAAAGCCAATAAAATAGAAAAACTTTTATGTGAATTGAATCCAACAATGAAGATGGATGAAATTAAATTATTGGCATCTATGATGGATAAAAAAGACAAAGAAGAACTGTTTGATAAAATGGGGTTTGACAAAAAACAAAGGAAAGAATATGAATGAACAGATTTTTGATTTGGCCGAACAGGCAGGATTTTTTACGTTTGGTGATGGTGTTTATGTAAAAGACACCACAGGTAGTATACACCCAGTAAATGAGTTGATTGAAAACTTTTCTAAACTATTATTAGAAAAATGTGTTGATATTTGTGTCAACGGAAATGCTACACAAATGACATCCAACGGTGCGGCACAGTCTATTAAATTACGTTTTGAAATTGAATGATATTAGCAGAGCAACCTTACAATTGTGTACATTGTAATAAGAGTTTTATGAAAGAAAAGACTCTTGTTGCACACATGTGTGAGCGCAAACGTCGAGCATTACAAAAAGATGAAAAACGTGTACAGGCCGGATTTATGGCTTTTAATCGTTTTTGGCAACTAACTCAAAACGCCAAGAAAAACAAGACATATGACCAATTTTGTGATACAGCCTATTATAATGCGTTTGTAAAATTTGGTAGTTTTTTAAACAATGTTAATCCAATTTACCCAGATAAGTTTATCGATTATGTTATCAAAAGTGGCGTTAAATTAGATCACTGGTGTAGGGACGAATTATACGAAACTTACCTATATGAAACGTTAAAAGTAGAGCCAGTTGAGTCAGCAGTCCAGCGTAGTTTAACCACAATGATGGAATGGGCAGATGAACATAAATCCGTTTTCAATCATTATTTTTTATATGTCAGTCTTAATAAAGCGGTACACGATATAAAGAATGGCCATATAAGTCCGTGGATAATTTTAAACTCAAAATCTGGTTATGATATGGTACAAAAAATGAACGACGAGCAGTTAAACATGATTGCTCCTGCGTTCGATGTAGCATATTGGTCCAAACGATTTAGAGAAGTACCAGCAGATGTTGCTCTGGTAAAAGAAATCTGCCGAGAAGTGGGCATTGAATAATTTTGGTAAAATTACTTTACCAAAATGTATTGACACCGCTGGTAAAACCAGTTATACTTATAACATATTAACACACAGGAGTAATCCATGAAACGTTCGCTTATCGCATTAGCAGTTTTTGGTACAATTGGCTTAGTAGGGTGTGGTTCAACACAAAAACCAACAGCACTTGATCAACCAGTTGAGTATAAAACCGCTGTCAAAGATGCTAAAATTACCACAGAATTTATGGATAATGGCATCAAACTTCATTATACATTGCTTGGCAAATTAGAAAGTATAGAAGTTACTGGTGTAGCAGAAGCATGGAAAAAACAACACGATGTAATTTCTGAAATGGATGCTAAAAATAAATTGGTAAAATTTATTTACGGTGAGTCTGTGTCAAATGAACGCAATATGCGAGTAATTGCCAAGTCAATTGAAAATGCAAAAGATGATGTATCTAATGACTTTAAAAGTTCGCAAGGTACACTAAAGACCGCCGATGGTCCTAAAGAAGATAAGGATTTAATGGCAGATATGGAAGGTAACGAATCTACACAAAAGGCTAATGTAGCCTTGCGTAGAGCAAGTATCATTAACACTACAATTATCAATACAGTTGATAATATCAAATCAAGTGGTCGTTTAACAGGCGTTATCAAAGTACGTGAGTTTACAAAAGATGATGGCAAAACTTATGTGGCTGTTTATGAATGGACTGAACGTAATCAGGCTGTAGCAGATTCGTTGCGTTCTATTATGAGCGGTAAATGAACCTAGTTTCCTGTGTATTAATTCCTGCGCTATTATTTGGCACAGGAATTTCTAAGGCTGAAATTACACCAGTTGACGCCATACCTTTGGCCGTTACATTTGGTCGCTGGATAACCAAAGATGATCATAAAGTTTATTATGTCAGAGTAGAAGCATCGGGCAATTCAGTCGATGATGCTAAGAATCGTGCGTTAAAAATAGCAGTACAACAGGCCATTGGTTCGGTTTTATTAGACGAAACTGAAGTAATTAATAGATCCAGAGTTAACTCTGAAATGGCTATGTACTCAGCAGGCCTTGTAGAAAAATATGAAATAAAAGATAAAATTGTTGGTATTTCTGAAACTACTCTAATTGTTGATGTTTGGGTCAGTAGTAGTAAATTAGCAGATATGTTAGTGCCTGCTGGTAAATCTGATGGTATAATCGATGGTACAAGATTAGCCGCTCTTGAAAAATCAAGAGCCGAAGAACAAAAAACAGGCGACCAACTTATACAAATGGTGGCCAATGATTTTCCGCGCCGTGCTCTAAAAATTGATATTAAAAATTCTCAGGTACTTAATTATAATAGAGAATCAAAATTATTAATTAATGTAAACATTGGGTGGAACCCTGAATATATTACAGGTCTAGTTGAGGCACTTGATCGTACTATGAACACTGGAAGCAAAGATTCTAGAAGTGTGGTCAGTGTCAAAATACCTGGTAAATATTTTGTACATTTTTCTGGTTATACTGATAATATAAAACAGCAAAAACTAAGAGATAGATTTTTAGACAGCAACCCCACGGTACATTTAAGTATTTTTGATGAAACTAGTCAACACATCTTGTATCAAGGATGCTACAATATAAACATAGACGACGGCTTTGTTGAGACAAGAGGATCAAATAATTTACACATAAACGGTAATTATTCTAATTCTTTAACTTTAGAAGTTGACAATGCTTCATATGAAAATATGAAAAAAATAAAAGTCAATATTGATACAGAATCACAATGTCTATCAAACACATAAGGTGAACACATGGAAATCAAAGAAGGTAGTAAATGGTCTGGCATCGGCGGAACTACATTTGTAGTAATTCATGTTATTGACAAAGATGATCATACTTGGGTACATTACAGAAATGACGGCTCAAAGGAGCCACGAGAATACAGTTGCTACATTGAAAGTTTTTTAGAAAGATTTAGAGAGTTACCAGAATGACACAATTAAAAGGTCTAGTTCTAAAAGGTTGGGGTTCAGAATACATTTGGGCAACCAATGACAAATACTGTGGAAAGTTTATGCACTTCAATAACGGTGCTAAATTTAGTATGCACTTCCATAAGGATAAGGAAGAAACTTGGTATATACAATCGGGAAAATTTATTGTACGATGTATTGATACAACCAACGCAGAAGTTTACGAAAGAGAGTTGAATGAAGGTGCCGTATGGCATAATAAGCCATGTATGCCTCATCAATTAGAATGCCTCGAAGCAGGCACAGTGATAGAAGTCTCTACACCAGATAGCGTAGAAGACAATTACAGAGTTGGTAAAGGCGACAGTCAAAAATAAACAAAAAATGAGAGACGGCTGGGCTAAACGAAAGGTGTTAAAAGAACAAAATGGATATTGATATTGATTTCGCTGATAGAAGCAAGGTCCTTAACATAGTTGAACATGTCCCTGCGACTATTGACGGAATCAAAAAACACAATACTGGCGCCTATTGTCATAAGATTCCTGTTAATCCCCTAACAGGACAAGCCAGTATTGATTACAAAACTGCCGAATCACGTGGATATTTTAAAATAGATTTTCTTAATGTTAGTATGTATCAAGGTGTTAAAAATGAAGAACATCTTATACAACTGATGTCTAGTGAACCATTATGGGATTTATTGGAACAGGATGATTTTACAAATTTACTATTTCATGTCAACGGACATGGCGGTATTTTAAGAGAAATGAAACCACAATCTGTAGAACAACTGGCGGCAGTATTGGCAATAATAAGGCCTGCCAAAAGGCACTTAATAGGTAAGGATTGGGACGAAGTAATGGCAGAAGTTTGGGTTAAACCTACTAATGATGATTACTATTTTAAGAAAAGTCACGCACATGCGTATGCGATGGCTATTGTGGTACAGATGAACCTTATCTGCGAAGGTGTTAGTTACGAACAGTCCTAGGATTTCTAACTAACTGTATTGATTTACGTTTGATACGTTTTTCTGCTATTTCTCTAAGATTAACACTTGGACCAAAGATAAGTTCTGCATCTTTGGCATTAAATGTTTTAATAGAATATTTAAATAAACTCATTTCTTTTTTAAGAAAGATATTAATTGGTATTTTTCTATTGCTTTCCCACCACCAAACTTCCCCCATTTCTAAGAATAAAGTACGGTGATCATCATCTTTAATAACACCTATATCGTAGATGCTAGCAATATATGAATCAAAATTGATAACGATACCAACATATTCTACATCATTTGATTTGATACAGGAAATAAAGGGGTAATTTGATTGGAACTGATTTGGTACTGTCATTATTAATAAATATTGATATGCAAAATTTACCAATCTATTTATACCAAAATAATTTCGATGTAATATTAGATTTGGATCCAACCATCCAAGGAGTTAACCGAGTTATGTATCAACGCGATCTAACAATACAAAAGGGAATTAAGAACAAAATACGTGTTACTTTTAAAAATAGTGATCAAAAGATACTTCCTATATCAAGCACAGCAACCTATGTATTTTCCATGTTTGATGCCATTAGTCAGCGTTTGTTGATACAAAAACAAATTACCGTATTAGATGATACTATAACAACTCAAACCAATGTAGATCAAAGTAACATTAGTAATGTACTTTCATTCAGTGATACTTCTGGATTTTCAATAGGACAAACTGTAACAGGGTTTGGTATTCATGCTAATTCTGTTATAACAGGGATTTCAACAGGAACTATAACTTTAAATAATTTTACAATATTTCCAGTATCTTCGTCTACAGTTCTTACAGTTGGTACGTTAAATTTACGTGGTGTAGGTCAACTTACATTTACAGAAAGCGATACTATTGGATTAGATGATAGTAGTTATACTTACAGTATAACCTACAAAGATCCTACAGATGGTACATATTTACCGGCATACTCTAACACATATTATGGTATAAATGGAACACTATACCTAACTAGCGATATATGGCCAACACTTCAACCTAGTTTTGAAGTAGACGTATTTCAGCAAAGTTTTAACTTATCTGTGCCTGAATATGAATTTAAAAGCAGACCAATTTATGCTTATCCAGAATATAAAAGTAATACCGGTTTACACACTGTTGCGTTTTATATGACCAACTTTATTGGTACCGTATATCTACAGGTTACTATGGATAACCAACCAAGCTATTTAGATAATTTTTCTACAATTGAAACCAGAACATACAACGGATTTTCTGGAATTGATTATATAAATTTCAACGGTATCTATTCATATATTAACGTCATGTATGTTCCTGCTAAGGGTCCCGGTGATTCAGTAAACAACAACCCCGCTTACTACGGTTCATTTGACAAACTCTTATATAGATGTTAAACTATATGTATGAACGACATACAGTCAGCACTATTAGCTCTCTTACCTCCAAAACGTAAGGCTACCCCTAGCGGGTGGACAAGTTTTGATGCTGTATGTTGTCACCACAGAAGCGAATCTAGAGATGATAGGAAACGCGGTGGTATATTACTAGGCAATGAAGGCGGATTCCAGTACCATTGTTTTAACTGTAATTTCAAAGCAGGATGGACTCCGGGCAAACTGTTAAGTAATAATACCAAACAATTGTTCCGTTGGCTTGGAATGAATGAAACTGACATTTCTAAATTGGGACTGTATACTCTTAAACTCAAAGAGGATCAACCTAAACCAGAAAAAGTTTTAAACTTTGAACTCAAAGAAGTACCTTTACCAGAGGGTGCCCTAACACTTACAGAGTGGGCCAATTTTGGGTTACCTGTAGAACATCAGCCCAAGTTGATTGCTGTATATCAGTACCTATTAAATAGAGGGTTTGATCCTGTTAACGAAACATTTTATTGGACACCTGCTCCTGGTTGGATCGACAGAGTTATTATTCCATTCTATCACGATGGCAAAATTGTAGGGCATACAGGGCGTAAAATTACAGAAGGCAAACCAAAATATCTTACAGACAGTCAGCCTGGTTATGTGTTTAACATTGATCGTCAACACTACAATAAACAATTTGTTGTTGTGGTAGAAGGACAATTTGATGCGTTGGCTATAGATGGTGTTGGTATTATGACCAATGAGCCCAGCGATGTTCAGGTAGCCAGAATCAATGCTTTAGGTAAAAAAGTAATTGCCGTACCCGATCGAGATCGTCCTGGTGCTAAAATGATCAAAGCGGCCCTGGTTAATAAATGGTCAGTAAGTATGCCACCATGGGGAGATGATGTCAAGGATGTAGCAGATACTTGTCTTAAATATGGACGTCTATATACTTTGACCACAATCTTACACTACTGTGAAGACAACGAGATAAAAATACAACTACTGAAGAAAAAACTAGAGAACCTACATGAATAAACCAAATTACGATTACGAAATGCAAAAACTTTATCTCGAAATGTTTTTAAGCGATGCTGAAACATTTGTGAGATGCCAAAATATTTTTGATCCATTAAACTTTGATCAACGATTACAAGATTCGGCAGAGTTTATCACAAAATATGTTGATGAATATAAAGTCATGCCTGAAGCAAATATTGTCAATGCCTCGTGCCGTAGTGAGTTTAATCCTGCTCCATTACCAAGAGAAAACTATGATTGGTTAATGGACGAGTTTGAAAACTTCAGTAGACACAAAGGACTCGAACGTGCGATTTTACAATCAGCAGACTTATTAGAAGCAGGTGATTATGGTCCAGTTGAAAAATTAATCAAGGATGCTATACAGATATCTTTGAACAAGGACATGGGCACAGATTACTTTGAAGATCCTAGAGCGAGGTTGAGCAAACTCAAAGACAGTAATGGACAAATCAGTACCGGATGGCCCAGTGTTGATAGGAAACTGTATGGCGGATTTAATCGAGGTGAGTTGAACATTTTCTGTGCGGCATCTGGTGGTGGTAAGAGTTTGTTTTTGGCCAATTTGGGTGTTAACTGGGCATTGGCAGGACTCAATGTAATCTATCTAACATTTGAGTTGAGTGAAGAACTTGTCAGTATGCGACTAGACAGTATGGTTACTGGAATTGGTACTAGGGAGATTTTTAAGAATATTGATGATGTTGAATTAAAAGTTCGAATGATGAGTAAGAAGTCAGGACACATGCAAATCAAGTATATGCCCAGTGGAAAAAATTGTAACGATATTCGTGCGTATTTGAAGGAATATCAAGTCAAAACAGGACAAAAAGCCGACGTAATTTTAATCGATTACTTGGATTTAATGATGCCTTTAAGTGTCAAAGTAAGTCCCAGCGATTTGTTTATCAAAGACAAGTATGTGTCAGAAGAGATTAGAAATCTGGCAATGGAAACACAATGTATTACTGTAACAGCCAGTCAATTGAATCGTAGTGCGGTGGAAGAAATTGAATTTGATCACAGTCATATTTCGGGTGGTTTGAGTAAGATTATGACAGCAGATAATGTTATCGGTATCTTCACAAGTCGTGCTATGAAGGAACGTGGTCGTTATCAAATACAGTTTATGAAGACACGTAGTAGTTCCGGTGTTGGACAAAAAGTTGATTTGGAATTTAATGTTGATACATTACGTATCACGGATTTAGGTGAAGAGGAAGAAAGTAATTTTAGCCAACAACGTGTTTCTAGTAATACCACAAACCTTGTAAATTCTTTTAAACGTACAAGTACAGTATCAACTACAACAGATGCGGAAACTGGAGAAATTAGAGATGTTGATCCTACGATAGGGATCAATATTAAAGCAATTAAAGCAAAATCTGCGGCACCGGGTATTCGCAGTATGTTAGCAACTATTAATCCTGAAAAAGATTAAAACCACTGGTTAACTTGTTCTTTGGCGCTGGTCTCTAAAGTATTGTACCACTGTTCCATACCTTCAGATTTGAAAACAGTTTCTATATTTGCTGGTGCCATTTCCCAACGGTGAGCAACTTCGGATCCTGTTTTAGCAGATAATTGTACGTCTAGTGTACCGGGTTCCCACATCCAATATCCTACACAACTTCTATAATATTCAGGACCTTCGCCTTGGCTAATGGCGGCCAAAATGGATACATCATTAGTAATACTAATTTCAGAAGTAAGTCGTATTGTATTAAGCCCGGTCCAATCTGGACTATGTAGTACATGTACCTTACCAGTTTCCATATTACCGCCACGATACATAGGATCTTCATTTACATTTTGTATACCTAGTCCTTCCATAACATTACCTAAAGTAAGATCATTTAGTCTAGCATTAATTTGTAATCCTACACTACCGTGATCGCTATGGTTTATAATTAATATAACACTACCATAAAGCCCGTCTTTGGGATTATTTGGGTTAGCGGCAATCAGTTGACCTTGATAAGGGGTATTGGTTTCAATCATAATATACTATTTAATCCGATAAATACCTAACCATGAAATTAAATGAAATTGCGGCCCCTGTTGAAAAACATACAGTATTAAACCCAAAACTATGGGAACACGATCGCTTGAAATCTGATGTAAGAGGCGCATTATTACGTATTGCTGAAGATTTTATTAAATTTGTTGAAGTGCCAGTTGATGTAGAAGATATTGTAATTTACGGTGGAAATGTCAACTATAACTATACTGCCCATTCAGATATTGATCTACACCTAGTTGTAGATTATAGTACAGTCGAATGTGAGCGTACTATAGACGAATTGTTTGATAGTAAGCGTAAACTATATAAAGAAAAATATAACATACAGGTACATGGCATTCCTGTTGAGTTGTATGTTGAGGACATAAACGAAACACCTGTGAGTAGTAGTTATAGTGTTTTACGCGGAGAATGGATTAAAAAACCTAGTCTAGATATGCCTGAATGGGATCATAAAAAAGTTGCTTACATGGTAGCAGTTTGGCAGGTAATAATACAACATGCTATTAGAACAGCAGATTTAAAAACTTGTAGACAAACAATGGAACTACTAAGAAAGTATCGCAAAGCAGGACTAGCAACACCCGATGCTGAATTCAGCGTACCAAATCTAGTGTTCAAAAGTCTACGCAATGATGATGCCATTAAAGGTATTCAAACAATCATTGATCGTTTACATGACCGTGATTTGAGTCTAGGATATTAAGCGTACAAGTAATTTACTGTATCAGGATTTACGCGAAATACCTCAGCCCCGTTACGTAAATGAAACACTCGAGCCATTTCAGTAGGTGGACTTAGTGTAACAAACTTTGTAACATTTTTTCTGTTATCTAACAACCAATTCCTAGAAGCAGTAATTAGTTTTCTACCCGCTCCGGGTTTGTAACTCCAAATAGTATAAAATACAGCAATAACCGGTTCCTCTTCAGGATTTCTTAATAGTTCAATTACATTTTCAGGGATCAGTGTTCTGTAAGCTGCACATACAGCGGCAGTAGGTTCTCGAGTTGTGTCGTCTAGTAATACAAATATTTCAGAATATTCGCTGACTCTGAATGTTAATGGAATTTCAGGACGAACAGGATCGTCATTGATAAGCCGACATAACGGATCATGTATATCTTGGATGACGTGCAACATTGGAAAAACCCCTTAGGAAAAAAATAGTGTTTACATATCTTTAATTATCAATATACTTAAAAAAATGTAAGATATTGATTTTTTTCTGATAAGTAAAATATGAACCTTATACTATATACATTATTGGTAACACACATTACCATTGTTTCTGTAACACTTTATCTACATCGTGGCCAAGCACACCGCGGAGTAATATTCCATCCAACTATAGCACATTTTTTTCGTTTTTGGTTATGGCTTACTACCGGAATGGTAACAAAGCAATGGGTAGCAATACATCGAAAACATCACAGATATAGTGACGTAGAAGGAGATCCACATAGTCCACATGTGTTTGGAATTCGTAAACTATTAACGCAGGGAGCATTGCTTTATAGTCGTGCCGCTCAAGATAAAGACATGGTTGAAAAGTATGGGGTTGGAACACCCGATGATTGGATTGAACGTAACCTTTATAACAAATATAATTTTCTAGGAATTACTTTATTATTTCTCGTAAATTTACTTTGTTTTTCCTGGTGGGGCTTAGTAGTATGGGCGGTACAAATGTTATGGATTCCATTCTGGGCTGCCGGAGTTATCAACGGTCTAGGACACTGGTGGGGTTATCGCAATGGTGAGTCTAAGGACAAATCACGCAACATCAGTCCTTGGGGTATTATTATAGGCGGCGAAGAACTACATAATAACCATCATCTAAGTCCAGCAAGTGTTCAACTAAGCCGTCGTTGGTTTGAGTTTGATATCGGTTGGATGTATATAACTATACTTAAAACACTAAAATTAGCAACCGTTACTGATCGATCAAACACAGTTCTTGAAACACCTCAGGGTTAGGATCAGTAGGTTCTTGCCAGCACCAGGTATCATCTAAGCAGTTAACGGCTCGCAATCGATCAGATAGACAGTGCTCAACATTAGTCCAAGTTCCTCTATTGATCCCTTTTGAAGTCCAATTTATACTCAATTGAAATTGTTTGTTTTCAAATTCGCTATATAGTCTACGACTAATACGTACTCTTTCGTGATGTTGAGCACATGGTAGTATCATATATTCCCATATCCAATCTCTTATTTCAGGAGTATAATTATTTTTTATAATTTCTGAAAGATTGGCGCATCCAAACATATTTGTTGTATTCACGTAAACATAAAAGTTAGAAGCAAAATATATAGGAGTAGGATCTGTTTCAGCCCAATGTATGAACGCACGATTAAAAGAATGTATAATTCTATTTTGTGTACCAGATCCTCCAGCACCGGATAACTGTCCTAAATCTCGATATTCATCATATGAATTTGACGGAGCAGATCCGTGTAATACAACACCAAAAAATTCATAAACATTACACCAATTTGCAAGTCTAGCATATAGTTGACGAGCAGAATCTTGACTGTAATTTTCTAAGTCTAACTCTCTCCAGGTATCTAACTCTCGCCAAGAACGAGTATGATGATGATCATTTACTGAAACAATCACAACTGTATCAGCTCCGCGGTTTTCTCGTAAAAAATTTCTCAATTCAGTACTGTCAGGTGACGGATCCAACAAAGAACCTGTTTCAAAACAAATGGTATTTGGATCTGAATCTTTAAACATTGTGGCATTAGTATCGCCGATTAATAAGTATTTCATAATTTTAAGAAAAGTTAGATATTGTTGTCACAGGAAGATTACTGCCATTCCACCCAACAGCAACAAATGATCCTGTCGAAGTTGCTATAATAGCGTTTAAACCTCCACCTGTGATTCCTGATATTGTCTGAGGTGGTTTAACCCAGTTTGTACCATCAAACGACACAGCATAATCAGCTACGCCCGAAGGATAAGTATAACCCACAGCCGCTAATACTCCTGAAAACGCTGTTGTGTAAGTAACAGACTGCATGTACGATGAAGTTGTACTACCACCCATTGGCGCAGGCACACTCCAAGTGGTGCCATTGGTGCTGGTAGAAACCAAAGGATATCCTGGAACACCACTGACATCTTTCCATCCCACTGCTACCCACAGATTCAATCCTGATGCCCACACCACACTTTGCATAACTGTGGCAGTGCTGGTGCCGGCCATTACAGCAGGAGCTGACCAAGTGGTGCCATTGCTACTTACAGAATATATTGGTAGTCCTGTTAAGTTACTGCCAACTGATACCCAAGAGCCTGCGGTATTAACAGCCACAGCGTTCATTAAAGAAACTGTTGTTGTTCCGCCCATAGTGGCTACACTTGACCAAATATATCCATTACTGCTGTATGAATATGTGGCATAGTTATTGCTGTTGAATCCCACTGCCACAAACAAATTTTGTGTCTGCGACCAAGCAATTGCAAGCATAGGACTGTTAGACAAGGCTTGAATATTGAGTGGTATACTCCAAGTGATTCCGTCTGTGCTGGCCGAGTACATGGGATATGAGGTAGTGGGATTATATCCCACCGACACAAACAAATTCAAAGCAGGACTATAAACCATGCCCGTGGGAGACATATTACCAAATGTAACAGGCGAGCTCCAAACATTTCCATTGTTGGACCATGTGCTATAACCAGCAAAGCTAATGGGACTGTAGCCCACTGCGGCCCAAATGCCGGAAGTACTCACGGCCACACCTGTTAGTTCTACTGAGGTGTTAGTTGACACCACAGTGGCTGTGGTAAAAGTAGGACGTATGTTTGGAGTAAAGCTGATGATATTACTGACAGGACTAGTTTCTAAAATATTGAATGCCTGCATGGTAGCAGTATAAGTAACTCCATTGGTTAGTCCAAACAGTCCAACGTTGGGATTGGTCGTAGAACCTGCCAACACTGTTGAGGTTGTAAATCCCACAGCCGTAGAAGTAATAACATAGCGCGAAATAGGAAGACCCATGGTATAGGGTGGCAATGAGAAAAATATACTGGCAGAAGTATTAAGTCCATAGGCCGCAATTAAAATTGGAGAACTTAAATTTTGATCATCCAAGGCCCATCCTTGCCCAATTGTGATGCCAGACCCGATCACAAATGCTCCGCACGAAACATTGATCACATAAGTGGTGGTGTTGATGTTGTTTTCTGCTGTTACCGCAATATCTATCACATTGTTGCCTATTGTGATAGGTAGCGAGCCAGAAGGTGTGCCCGACACAACAGCAACACCGTTGACAGTGATTGAAGTCAGCGCAGAGGCTGCAGTGGGTGTAACTGTGATTGAAGACACCCCAGAACTCAAGTTGACAGAGTAGTTGGTCACCGAAGGATTAAAAAATGGAATCAGCAGTCCTTGCGACACAGTCAAATTGTTCAACTGACTGATAGAGGTTCCTGCTTGCAACAAGGATATGATTGCTTGACCATTTGGAGAACCTAGTCCTGTACAGGCATCCCAGCCAGTGCTGGCTCCATAGCCCACAGGTGTAAGATCTGCATTGTTGCCCGAAGTTACATCGTACAGCACTGAAGGATTTCGATACAGCGCAGGTGTGATAAATCCTGCCCTTATATTGGTCAGTTGGTTTACTCCAGCAATTAGTCCAGCCCATAAAGGAGCTGCCGCCGATGTGCCACCCACGGGTGTAGGAACCACTGTGCTAGGAGTGCCAACAAAGTAGGTGTAGCCCGAAGCAGGGTCAGCATTGGCTGCCACGTCGGGTATGCCCCGGCCAGTCAGTGTGGCTGAAGTTTGTGAACTGTTGCCATAAGCCTCAAAGGCCTGATAAGTGGCTGTAGAGTATGAGAGGCCTGCTTGCCAAGTGGGCAGACTCTCATATTGGCTAATGCCACCACCTGATCCATACCCAGGATATACTCCTCCCCAGACTGTTTCCGAGTAAATGGTGCCTGTGGTATTGAGCTGTAGCCGGGTTCCGCCCACAGCCAAAACCCAAGGACTGGTAGCTGGATAACTGGCCTGTACCGTGTAGTAACTGTTGTTGTAGACTCCTCCTGCTCCGGTATCGCCTGTGGCCACAACCAGTGTAATACCCAGAGCCACACTCTGTACCAGTACAGAATCCACATAGGCCACAGTACTTGTGGTCCAATACCAACTGTTTTCTCCAGCACCATAGCTGATGCTGATCACTGAGGGATTATTCGTTGTATCGTGTATGGCCGCGTTGATGGGATCTGCCCAACTGGGTCCTGCTCCTGTACTGGTAGTGATGGGTCCACCAAAATAGGTCACAATGGTAGCACTGTTGGCCACCGACCCAGCCACAAACAGATCCAGCATGACTTCAGACGAGTAGCCATCATAGTAATTGCTGGCAGTACTATTGACCTGTCCATCTACCAGTACATAACTGTTGGCAGGAGGAGGCAGGCCAATGGCCGCAAACGAGTCCGTGACATTCTGCTGATTGTAGCCGCCACCATACTGTACAATGCCTATGGTCTGCCCAGCTCCTGTGGCAGTGGTGGGTATTGCATAAGCACGAGCCGCTTGTACAGGAGTTATAGGTGCTAGAGCTACAGCAGTTCCTGTACCAAAAGCCACAGAATCTGAGACTTTAGTACCACGCTCATAAGGTGGTGCGGTTGACAAATTGGCTATGTGATCAATCACCAACTCTACCAAATCAGGTACTGAAACCTCCCCTGTCCAAGTTCTAACACGAGTTCCATTGATTTCAGCCCATACTAACCGTATGCCTAATAACTGATTAACAGCGGCAGCAGAACCAGAAACACGCAGAGTAGCACTGGCGGAATGCGCAGAATCTACCGATATGCCCGCTGACTCTAACCAAACGCTAACCAACTCAATATCAGAATCTAACGCCGCAAACTGTGAACAAAAATCCTGATAACTCAAATAACTGACTTCACGCTCAATAACACGTTGTGCAAACTCCTCTAAACTGGCAGGTCTACGTAGAGCGATAACAAAAGCAACAGATTCTTCCCCTAGTAAGGGAGTGGTAACAGTATCTAGAGGTAGACTTAGAGCAACAGGTTGAAACATGAATAGGTCCGTAATACTGTATTTATTGATGGCGGTTTGGCCCGAACCCGACTCGCGATAGCGCGGCGCCAGCGGTTGCAAAGCCATTTTTGAGTGGTCTTTAATCTACACACAGAATGAATCGTACAGTGAGTCTTACAATGAATCTTACTATACACATAATGAATATCTACAGTGAATCGTACAGTATACACTACAGTGAATCGTACAGTATACACTACAGTGAATCTTACAGTATACGCTACAGTGAGTTCTAGACTGCCGCCGAACTCTACACACAGTAGTGAGCCGAGACCTATATGCAACTCTAAAAAAATAGCGCAAAAAAATTTTAGAATCCAGAATCGGGGACCCGAGACCGGTATATGCAGGCTAAAAAATTGCTGTGCAATAAAAAGCAGATCTGGAGATCTAGATCTAGGGGTTTTTAATCTAACTCGGGTTTTTTAAGGTGGAGGGATTTTAGAAGAATTTAGGAAGAATTTTAGAACTTTAGGCAAGCTAGTTGTTAAAAAACAACAAGGATTTAGTTGTATAGACCAGGCCACCCCTCAGTACAGACCAGGCCACCCCTCAGTACAGACCAGGGCACCCCCACCGTGCCCCAGCCTGCCTACACCTTAATCTAAGCGTGAACCTGCGTAAACACTCTCAAGTCCCAAGCGCTCTTCGAGTACCTTTGCGTAGGCCACTGCGCCTGCTTCTAATATGCTGACACTCTGTGTGCCCATTTGGCTGGGATTCCACAAGCAAAGCGCACCCGTGTAGTCCTTACGGAAGCCTGCGCTCTGTAGGGCTTTGCCTAACCGACTGTTACTTCTTACACCGTACACATTGACCCAAGCAAAGCCACAGGCATCTCTATCACCGTGCCGGCTGTAGAAGTCTTTAGCCGCTGTACGGGCTTGGATACCTGCTTCGTTGAGTACGTCTTGTACTGCTGTCGGGTTAAATGCTTCTCGAGTTGCTAGTGCGAACATAGTGTGTGCTCCTTAGTGCGTTGTTGATGTATGTATTATACTGAATTATCTGCGGGTTGTCAAGCCCGTTACGCCTGCCGCAAATAAGCCACAGCCTGCTAGGGCAATGACTGCGAGTGTGATCAGTTCACTATCCGGGGCGGTGTCAACTGTGCCTGAGACCGCGTAGACTAAAAAGAATCCTGTGGCGGCTACGGTTGCATCGCATAGTGCGTATAGTTTATTTGACATAGTGTACTCCTGTTTGTTTGTCGATGTGTGTATTATAACGGGTTTAGGATAACCCGTCAACCTGTAGGGTTTTAGGCCTGTTGTAAACGGATCACAAAGCCCGAGTAATCTTTCTTTGCCCGTCCCTTAGCCCGAAGCCCTGCGATACTACCTTTGGGATCTAAGAAGCGCAGATCGTGCTCGTCAGCATCGTGTACTGGTAGTCCCCGGTACTCTGCGGGAACTTGATCAAACACTGCCGCAATCGTATATCCCTGACGACGGGCTTCGGCTACATCAGCTTCGTTGCCATCTGCTTGGCTGAATGTAAGGTGGTAGTTGGGCAGGTGCTTTATTTTACGACCTAAGACCTTGGTGTAGTCATAGAACTGTACTGTAGGAAACTTTTCAATAATGCCCCACTTTTCTACTGCCAAGTCACTGGTACCATTTAAACGGAATACAGGCGTGAGTCCTTGCTTCTCTGCGAAGCGGATGCCCCGGCGGATGTCAGCTTCTAAGTCTGCTAAGAATTGATCGCGATCAAAGAAGTACTGTACAGTCTTGCGGATGCGAGCCTTTTGGATTGTATTCGTGTTCTCGCCTTTGCGGAACATGCCACCGCGTCCTGCTGTATTAAGGCAAGCGGCCCGACAGCCTGCGGTAGCCTTAGGGCATGTATTATGTCCTGACAAGTCTGCTGGCGCTAGATGCAGGATGAAGCTAAGGTAGCCCAACTTGGTGCCCTTTTGGATTTTGGGATTGGCTGTACTAAGTAATTTAAACATCTCTGCTCCTTTTTAGTGTATGTGTGTATTATACAATTAATCAATCTGGATGTCAACCAGGCGACCAGATCGAAATATCCAGTAGGTTTCCAATCTGTTGTAACTAACCCACACACAATCATTGCCAGGTCGCATGGTGTAATGCTCTACGTTATCCGTTGCAAGTAGTTCCGCTATAATCATAACTTCTAAGGGATTCAGGCTGGGATCGATGTGTCTCACAGCTGGCCCTCTGCTTCTAGTTCTGCTACAGCTTCGTTGAAGGCACTCGCAATATCCCACACGCTGTTGGCCACTCTGATGTCCCTGTGTCGTTTGCGCTGTGCCGATCCCTCCCGGTAGACCATGGGATAGTGATGTTCACAATAAGAAAACAATTCAACTGAGGGATTAGAACATGTTTCTACCGTGCTGGCCGGTCCCATCCAGGTACATTTATTTGTCATCGTTGTCTTTCAATAGTTGCCTAATTTCATCTACCTTGTCTGGTGGCATTTGAATCACTGAGTGTATGCCATCACCCATGCCTGATATGTAAGCCACAAACTCCATAATCAAAGCCAGTGATACAATGCCCATTGATAAGACCCAATCCACTTGGGCCTGCCATAACATCACTATTATGGCACCCAGGCACACTGCCCTTTGTCCCAGTCTGCCTGTAAGTGCGTCCCACATATTATTTCCTTTTCATACAGGTTGTACGGGCCATGGCTTGCCAGTTGTTAGGAAAGGATTTACGCAGATCAGCAATCTTAAGAACCATGCGCAGACTCAATTCACGCAGAGTATCAGCATTGGCTAGAATGAAGTCGACGATCTCATCCTTTGCTACAGCTGGCTCGTTGAACTCGTAAGCGTCCAACATACCATCGCTTACGATCTGCCGGATGCGCAAGATCTTCTCACGTGTGGTGTCCATCTGTAGATCAATGTAGTGACAGCGTGACTCAAGCGCATCCAAGTGATCACGTAGACGTTTGCTCTTTACGTGTTCAAACTTGATGTTGGTGATGAAGATGGCCGCGCCTTTGAACTCAAAGCGATCTGGAATGCCTTCACTACGCAAGAGTCTGCTGTCAGTGTTCCAAGCGATATAACGCTTCTTGCTGGAGTCCAAGGCACCCTTGAGAATGTTAAGACTCAAGTCTTCCATTAAGATGCTGTCGCAATCATCAAACACCAACACATTGCCTTCTGCGGCAAACTCGTAGAGCTTGGCATACAGGCCTAAGGCGCTCATAGCACCTTTGACGATTTCGTATTTGGGTTTGCGTTCAGCCAGTGTGTTGAACAGATCCGACTTTTGTAGTACTGCCTCAACTCCAAAGCTCTTACCAACCCCAGGAGGTCCACTTACGATCATAGCACGAACATCACCCTGCTTGACAGCCAGGGTCATGTCGTTGAGAATTTGAAAACGTTCGCGTAATCGTTCGATGATACTCTCATCACTCTCACGTGCCACTTCTCGTTCTCTTGCTTGGATAGCGTCTGTATCAAACTCTAAAACCGTTGCTGATGCCTTTGCTTTTGCCATTTGCTTTCCTTTGCTGGTTTATTTACTATGTGTGTATTATACTATCATTTACCTATCTTGTCAATCAATGCGGATCTCTCGTCATCGGCTTTCAATTGATTAACACGGATTTGAAATAGATTGTAGAAGCAGAAGATCATTAAGATAAACGATCCTGCTACTGTAAGATCTTCAACACTGAAAAACCTTACTAGAGTTTGAACTACAGCAACGACGATTACTACACCGCCTGCGAATTTCAACATGTCTAAGAGTGCTTGTTTTTGATACTTGTTCATTTTGTTTCCTTTTTAAAATGTATGTGTGTATTATAACGCAGGCCTTAGGCCTTGTCAAGTAGTCTCATGAGCTCGTTGTGTAAAAACGACATCTCCTCATGGCTGACATAGAAGTCAGTAGTGGGATCATAGTAGGAGCCTTCCTTAGGATCGTAGTATAGAACACGACCTGAGAAGTTGAATGGACCTTCGAGACCCCGGCGTGGACCGTACTTGGTACGCATCTGATCTGTTTCAAATCTGTCTGCTACAACTCGGTATCCCATATCGCGCTCCTTGTTTGTTTGTGTATGTGTGTATTATAACAGGGAACCTAATCCCTGTCAACCTGTAGGGTTACCAGGTCAATACTCGAGCAGGGTGACGTATCACGCCTTCATAGTCCAATTGGTCTTGCTCAAACTCTGTGAGGAACTTGTTATCAACAAGGTCCCAAGCAATGATTGTTTCGCGGAAGCCTTCATTGTTGCATTCGATCTGTGTGCGGAGAGCCATCACTGCCATTGTGGCCTCTGTGTCGTTCTTTACCTTAGGCACCATGTAATCACGTCCGCCTTTGGCTTTCCAGTACTGTGGGCAAGATCCCACGCCATCCCAATCGTGTGCGCCGTAGTTTTCGTAGACTTGAGTTTGAATGTGTAGTTTCATATCAGCTCCTGTTTGTTTGTGTATGTGTGTATTATAACGGATTTGGAATACCCTGTCAACCTGTAGGGTTA